TATTATCTTTTTTTAATTGTTCTTTATTCATTGCTTATTTTATAATATTATAATATATATTTATTTCAATTTTTGTGAGTATTACGAACTGAGCAAAGCGAAATAAAGCGATAGCTTTATTGTGGGACAAAACAAACATGGGTAAAAAGAATAATAGGAATTTTTATCAAATTGCTTACAAACAATTGATAGAAAAATTAGAAGAAAAATTAAAATGTATAAATAAGAAGATGATATTAGTAAAAGAATCCTATACATCAAAATGTGATGCATTAGCATTAGAATCAATAGGATATCATGAAACCTATTTAGGAAATAGAAAGAAAAGAGGATTATTTGAATCTTCAACTCAAAAACTGATAAATGCAGATTTAAATGGAGCAATAAATATAATGAGAAAATATGTAAATTTAAATTACATAAATCAAACTAATATGTGCAATCCAACAGTGATAAAAATATATGATACGAAGTTATAAAAATAACCAGTATCTAAGAGTACTAGTCGACAAATTGTTAATCAATTTAAATGTAATATTAAATTATTGCATTAGAAAGGTAATCCTCTATTTGATAGAGTTTGATATACTTTTACTGACTAGGTACTTTCACCGACAATTCCGCCGGTACTCCCGCCGGCACTCATGCTAGTACTTCCGCCGACACTTCCGCCGACACTTCCACCGACAATTCCGCCGGTACTTCCGCCGGTACTTCCATTCTCGTGGATCAGGAAAAAAAAAGTGCGATGGCATTCATAACAAAAATGGTGCGTGGTTCAAAACAAAAATGCTACACATGCGAGTTATGGATGGTAGCTGACAGCGAGTTTCACGATCCTTGTCAAGAAGAAGGAAGAGACGGAAGTTCAAATTACACCTCTGACAATGGTCTGGTTCACTGCCAATTCACAAGACAAGTACAAGAAACCGCGCGCCTCTTATTTATGAGGAAAATGCAGTTTTCAAAAATGTCGTGTTCCAATTGCAGAACGATGATGAAGATATTTACACGGTCGGCCTAAGTTACAGCACATTGAGGATTAACTGTAATAATCAGCACTAAAACTTATATTTACATAAAATCTAAATCATCTTCATTTTGTATATCTTTATTTTTAAAATTATCATCCCATACAGAATCTAATATTTTCATATCTTTAGTTAATTGTGCCTTATCTATATTATGCTTTATAAGATTAATTTTTTGTTTAAGTTCAGTATTATTTTTGTCAATATCTAAAATTAATTCTAAATCGTGTAATTTTTCTTTAATCTTTGCTAATAATATACTATAATTTGTATTCATATATTATTTATAAATTAATAACCTTAAACCAATTTAACAAATTTTTCTGAGAATAATATAATATTTTTATCATTATTACCATAAATTATTACACCTTCATTATAAACATTTACTATGTAATAATAATCCTTACACAAATATTCTTGTTCTTGTTCTATATCATCTATAAATGTTATTTGTTTATTCATATATACCATATTTACTAAATCAACTGTTGTAACAAAAATTTCTTCAATACTTTTTTTTATATTTTCTAATACTTCTAGCGATGGAATACTTTTCTTTTGCCATACAATCATTAAATCAATGTCACTTGTTGTTCTATTTTTACCTATAGCCAATGAACCATATAATATTACTGATAATGGACTGTATTCATTTAATAAATTATTAAATATGACATTATTTTTTATATCCTCAGCGGATAATTTTGTTTTTATACTAGGTTTTTTTTTAACTGATTTTTTGTTTTTTCTTTTAACAATAGTAAAATCATCAATAGCGCCAATAGTGTTATTGTCGTATGACATTCAATAACAAATTATAATATATATTTATATATTACTAATAAATATTTTTTTATATATGTAAAAATTTTGAAAAAAAAATATTTATAATATATCACACCATGAAAGACACTGTTTCTTACCAAGCAGCCAAATCCATACGGGCTTTTTGCCTGTTCCATTACATACCACTGAGTATGATGCTGCAGTATCTTTTGATGAAAAGGCTTACATGTCATTCATCAATCATACCGTATCGTTCGGAAAAATTACTTCTTCTTTTAATGAAGAGATTTTTGCCTGGTTTTGCTAAAAAAATACCTTTACAACTTAATCGTCAGGCAAAATACGCTATTAAATATTTAAACTTTGCTAGAGCTATAGAAAGGATGAGGTTGTCAATGGAGCTTCATAATTACGAAATGGCTGATACATGCGCCGAACTTCTTTTTCATGGACGAGCTGGTATAAAAAAAAATAGATATGAAGCTGTAGAAATTGCTGATGCAGGTGTTGAGGCTGGAAATGAATGCTGCGGTTGTTTGATTAAAATTTTTTCTTATAAATTAGATGAAGAACATAATAGAAAAAAAGATTCTACTACACAATTAGTAGTAAAACTTACAGAACACATTAGATTAGAAAATTCAAGAACTTATCAACAGTTTAGTTCACAAAAATGCACATTGAATGATATATGTAAATGGTTACGTTCTCGTTTAATAATTGACTATTGGTGTACCTGCATTTACTGTACTACCTTTAAAGCTGAATATATTTCCAAAACACATGTAAATGATTGCCTCGCCTTAGCTAAATCCGGACATGCGCCAGCTCAATGTGCTTTAGGAAATCATTATCAATATGATGATAAAACACCTCACCATTATGAAATAGCAAAATATTGGTATTTGAAAAGCGCACTACAAGGATATCCCGAAGCTATATATAGAATTGCAAGACACATGTTTTTTGGCATTGGTTCTATTGCAGCCTTTGTTACTAAAGAAGAAATTTTTACTGCTTACAAGCTGTTTCAATATGCCAAAAACGCTGGAAATGAAGAGTGCGATGAATGTCTAGAGTTATGTAGAAAAGATTTAGCACGGGAATAATCTTAGATGCTAAAAGTCTGTTAATCTTTAATTTTTCTAAAAAAATTGAATAAAATTTATATTAATGTATTATAATTATTTAATTCATTTTTAATTATGTTAAGATGGTTTCTCATTTACAATATCAACTTTCATTATTGAGAAAGCTTACTGAAGCTGATTCTAAAGATGTACTACATATCCGTTACATAAAACTTGATAATTCTTGATTATCAAGAATTAAAGCTTTATTCATTACATAGAACTTTTACATTCTATGTTACATTAAACATAATAAATCATGTTTAAAGGGGGTAACACCCATTCAATTGTTGCGCAACATTATGTTGCGCGATGCATTCATGTCTCTATCTATTTTTAAGTGACATTCTTTACATTTAAAAATTCGGTCTATCAATTTTAAATCATGATTTAACCAACCACATCTCGTACATGTTTTTGATGTATAATATTCAGGTCGTATTACCAATTCTATATCATACTCTTTGCATCTATTTTGTAATTTATTTATAAATTTATAATTTGATAAATTATATAAAGAACGTGCTAAGTTAGAATTAAATTTACATGCCATCTCTTGGGTTTCGAGTTTTGGTAATATTATTTTACCAAAATTGTCACATAAATATTTTATTGACTTATTATGTAATTCATTCTTTAAATAATCTAAATATCTTATCTTCCTATGTAATGCTTTTTTTAAATTTCTTCTCTTTTTACAATTTAATTTATATTTCGTATCTTCTTTTTTTGTCATTCTACTTTGAATTATATCTATCTCTTTACATATTTTATTTATTTTACTTGTTATTCCTATACCTATTTGATCTATATAATTATCAGAATATACGTTTAAAAAACATTTTAAACCTGGATCTATAGAACATACTTTTTTATTTTCTAATATTTGTTTATTCCTTTCAAAATTATCATGATAATTTAGATTTAAAAAATATTCATTTAATCTAGTATTACAAGTAATTGATGAATCGCATATATCATATTTTGATATATTTTCAGTCATCTTGATATTTTTAAATAATGATTTTTTATTTATTTTTATACCCGAAAATAATGTATTTGTATATTTATTTAACATTACTTTTTCTATATTTATAGTTTGAAATTTATCTTTTTTAGTTTTAAATTTTAAATCAAAGGGTATTTTATATTTTTTATATTTATTCATACATTTTTCATAATTTTCTGATGCTTCAATAATAGATTTATCAACTAAATGAGATTGTATTTCTATATTATCCATCCATTTTGGTTTATTATCTTTTATGTATTTTCTTATAGTCATAAAATTAAAAATATATTTTTCATCTTTCAAATTTATATATTTAATTGTTTCATTATTATTATAATCTATATAATAATATGTTTTTTTAGTTATTTTATCATAATTATTAATATATTGGACTGCTCTATTATAAAAATATCTATAACAACCCATGATTTTATTTAAATATTGTTTTTGTTCTTTTGATAAATACATTTTAACTTTTCTAGACTTAATAATATAATTTACAACTCCTTTTTTATTTTTAAAATTTTTATTATATTTTCTATCTTTATATATACAAATATCATTAATATTATCATCTAAATTAGTATTCATATAATGTTTAGTAGAAAACCAAGTATTAGAATCAAAAGTATAAGGTGGATTAACTTTTTCTAAATTTTTATCAATCGGTAAAAATATATTATTAGATATTTTTTTTATATTATCATTCCAAAATGGAATACATTTATCATCTTTAATTAAACCAATAAAATAATCATATTTAAAAAAAGAATTATTAATATCAACTTTATAAATTAATTGATATTTATTAATTTTTTTAGTAAGTTGATTAATAATTTTAGAATTATTTATAAAATGTTTAATAAAAAAATATTTATCTTGGACTTTTAATAGTTTAAATAATTTATTGTAAATAATAGTATTATTATAAGAAAGATAAGATAACATAAATTTATAATTAAAATCAATACAATCATCAATATTAATTTTAATAATATTTTTATTAGAAAAATCATTAATGATCGCAATTATATTATTTTCAACTTTAATAATATCTTCATTTATATTGTATATATTATTATCAATAGAAACTTTTTTCTTTTTTTTCCTTATCATATAAATATATATTAGAAAATTATCTTTAAACTACTTTATATATTTTATATTATATTATCAAGTTTATAAAGTAGTTTAAAAATAAAAAAATATATAAAAAATATAAAAGCAATGAATATAGATAAAATAAAATTTGTTGGAGGTAAAAAAGCAAGTGAAATTATAGGAGTTCATCAAAGAACTTTATATTTGTGGGAGAAAAAAGGATTAATAGAAACAATTAGAACAGTAGGTGGTAAACGATTATATAATGTTGAAAAATATATTAAAAAACAAGAATGTTTAGAAAATAATAATAATATTAATTTATGTGATAATTTAGATGAATTAGATAAAAAAAAAGAAAAATTAAATATATGTTATGTACGCGTATCATCAAATGGACAGAAGGATGATTTAGAAAGACAAAAAGAAGCAATGAAAAAAATATATCCAACGCATATATTAATAGAAGATATCGGATCAGGACTCAATTTAAATAAAAGAGGAATAAAGAAAATAATAACATTAGCAATAGATGGAAAGATAAATGAAGTAGTAGTAGCTTATCGTGATAGATTGACAAGATTTGGATTTGAATTAATAGAAGAATTAATACAAAAATACTCAAATGGAAAGATAAAAATCTTAAATGAAAAAGAATTAATAGAACCAGAAGAAGAATTGGTAAAGGATGTAATGTCAATATTAAATGTATATGTTGCAAAGATGAATGGATTACGAAAATATAATAAAATTAAAAAAACAGAAGATAATATTATTAAACCATTAGCGAATAATACAAATATTATAACAAATAAAAAAAAATAATATATAATTTATATTTAAATAATACTAATCTATTATAATCTTATTATAATAAATTATCAAGAATTATCAAGTTTTGTGCTACTAGTAGCGACCCAAAACAGAGACACTCTTCATATTGTGGTATGATATTGTTCGTTGCGGGGCACTTCATGAACGGTTGTCCTACTACAGGACGTAGGAAGGACCTAAGGACCTTAATTCTACAGTACACAACCGCAAGAACGCCTGCTGCCTTGTATAACCGTGCAATGTCCTTAGTTGCTATAGGACAATGTGTTGCAGCAATGGTTTGCCTCAACTTAGCTGCTGCTAGAGGCCATTTACCCTCACGTGCACTTATGGCTCATATGCTGATTTGTTATAGAGAAGGCGTTGCCTGGGATTACAGAACAGCGTTCGAGTTGGTGGTGGAGGGCACTCGCTTGGGATGCCATCACTGTCAAGGCGTGATGGCGTTCTGCTACTTGCACGGCTTTGGATGCGTGATAGATGAAGCGCGATCGCTGGAGTTGGCGCTCGAGAGCTCAGGGTCAGGGTCGGGCAGCAGATACGGGCAGTATGTGCTCGGCTGGTTGTATGAGTATGGTGAAGGAGGCGTTGCGCAGGATTACGCCCAAGCTCTTGCGTTTTATCGGCTCGCTGCAGCGCAGAACCTTGATGATGCGCAGTACAGC